GGAGCGGATCCAGCTAATCCGCGTTGATTGTTCAAAGGCCTTAATAACGACGTTAATAAATTTTTCATACTGTCTTCCTTTCTCGGACCAATCAAATTTAGGTTATCCTGAAATCAGGCCTATAAATTGGCTTCTCCGATATAATGGCATGTCTTTGACATGTTATCCATTTAACCTCTACACTCTAAATGGTGCTCCTTAAGATATCTCTTATACTCACTTCTAGTGGTAATTGGTCGTTCATAATCTGGTTGAAGAGTTTTTCTGGCGGAATCTAACCATAAAACGTCTCCATCTGGATGAACAGCACCATGTTGACTAATGATTCCTATAGCCATATGGCCACATGGACATCTTATCATTTTCTTTTTCTTATTTACATTTTGAATATCCTCTGAAATCTTATGACAATGATCACATTCATATTCATAAATCGGCATATAGATCCTTTCTTTATAGTTTAATAGTAACATAGCGAAGCATCTAAGTACATAAAATTCTTTTGCGTCCATCAAGGTTATTGTTTACATACCTGGCTGAACGTTAGATTGTGAAGGTACCAAGGATTTTGGTTGAGTCGGCTGTTTACCTCCAGTAGATGCCTTTTTATTTTCATCATTCTGTAACTGAATTTCCTGCAACATCTTCTTCAATTGAATGGCGTATTCTTCAGGTAAACCAGAATCAATTAATATCATTAACGCCTGATCTAGTTGCGATTCAGCAGTTCTTGCAATTTCCTCCTTCCAATTAGGCCAATTCAAATTCTCCAATAATCCTCTTTGACCAATAGCCTTATTCTCATATAACCATTTAGCCATTTCCTGTAATTGGAGACTTGTTCTGGGAGTAGAGGAACCAGATTCTATGACATAATTGAATTTTCTTCCGACATAATCGACCATACGGAAATTCATTCGCTCTCCGTTTATATCAACATGTTCTTCTTCGATCCCCCAATTCTGCCATAAACCTATAGCCCACTTACTCCTTTCTTCGGCCAATGTATCTATACATGACGATTTTGTCTGCATCAATACCTGATTTCTTTCTTGAAGCGCGACTATTGCACTGGCTGCTATAACTCCTTTAGGTCCTTTTCCTCGATCAGCATCTTCAATTTGATAAATACGATCAAAGAATTTCACAATCAAATCCAATACCTCAAAAAATGTGGCCGGTAAATTTGGAATACTCATAAACTCTATTCTGGCATTTGGAACTGAGGGCATCAATATGAGTCTTCCAGCCTTTTGAATAGATGATTCGATCATTTCACGAGTGATACCACAATGTTGTTGGACAATTAGAGGTGGGGTCATCACGTTAATGACATAAGCGATGAGTTTTGATACGATTAAATTTATCTTAGCGATTAGATCCCCGACTTGTTCCGCAGCAGCAAATCCCCAAACAGACACTCCGTCCTTATATGAATTGACGGTGTATACTGGTAAACGACCCCAGGGATATGTGGAAGATATGTCATATGAAAATTGAAGATGTTTGTAATTGATATTTGGGTTTGGTGAATCATCTAAAACTACCCAACCATTTTTCTTTGGATCTTTGCTCTTAGAAATTGTGATCTTTCTGATGCCGTCAGGACATACCTTTCTCTTAACACTGGCCCCAACTATGATCTGTTCACCCTTTTCATTTGTGATTGGATTATTATTATCATCTAAAGCCACTTTCTCTATAGATTCAACCACCTCCCGATTATCTCTTAACCATACCTCTATAATGATGCCCTGGGCTAGTTTCTTATCTGAAACATTTTTACCCTGTTTTGGAATGATGGCCATTGGCTCCGCATAATTACCAATGGTATGTCTATGCATGAAGTATGAAGGTTTAAAATCTTCTCGACATTGTCCCAATAAATCATATACGTCCTCTTCAGCTATATCTGTGACTGAATACATCTTTTGAATTTCATCGACATAATCCGAGTACACATAACAAATATATGGGGCCTCTTCTGCGATATTTTCCCAATTTTCTGGAGCCGGGAAAAAGGCAAATGGATCTGTGATCATTATATCAGGTTGGTTTGTGGCCGGATTCCTTACAGGCTTTTCCACTGTAATACCATATATCTCCATTACTCTGGCTGTGAGACGAGTTTTGATTTGTTGGTTTGTGTCCTTCCACCATTTTTTCAGTTGAATGGTCAAAACATTTTCAGCATCATCTTGGGATCCATCCAAATCTACCACTTCTCCAGTCGGAACTCTAGCGGTTATATTTGACACGGTTCGTTCTATATTGGCAAAATATAGATTTACTATGGTCTGGGTCTTCTGCTGTTGCGGGGAATACCCTTTTCGTCCAACCATCTGCCTATTACCATGTCCCCTATATAAGGCATAGTTATATAAGAAATCATGTGGTTTGCCCAATCTATCACGTTCATCTTTGGAAATATTCCATAATTGGGCCACAAATTCCGCCACATCTGGATGACCTATTGGAGGAATATTATATAAATTCCATTGTGAATCAATCATATCTTCACCGCCTTATTGTAAATTGATTATTTTCCCCATATTTTTGCCTTCAGGTAATACTAACTTAGACGTAGAACGGTTATATGCGTTCAATATACTTTCATCAGTCACATCCATAGACATGAAATTTATTCCACATTCCATCCCATTTGGAAATCCGATAATAGGCATCAAAGCATATTCGATCTTGTCTCCGTTTTCAGGAGCCTTCTGTTGTACCTGGAACATTCTTGGGTCTTTCAATGACTGAGTTTGGTCATTACCGCTTTTTACTTTTTCACCAATAATCATACCTAAATTGGTATATATAATCCTAATCATATAAAAGCCTCCTCCAATTTAATGATGTAACGGCCACGAGTCAGTTTCTGTGTCACAATATAATTACCGTCCACTGATCCTTTCATCCCTTCTAATGCCAATCGTCCAAGAACTAGATCTCGTTCAGCCACTTGAATCTTTAATCTTCCACCACTCAGTTTCTCCATCTTCTGAACAGTCAACTTAATCTTCTCTCTTAATGGTTTCTTCATCTATTTTTCCTTCTTTCCCTTCTCCTCCTGGATGTACCGTATCAGTGGTTTCTCCGGATGAAGGCTGTTGAATATCATCGCCGCCCTCTTCTTGGCCTCCTTCGAGCTCATTCCCTTTGCCAGGAACTTGTCCCTGATCGCCTCGTATTGTGCTGGCATCTTCTAACCCTCCTTCTTCGATTATGACCAATCTTCCAGATGGAGCCAATTGAGCCAAACAATTCGGGCAATCCATTTCCGCCGCCAATGTATTTGCGGTGGCCACCATTACCCCATCTCCAAAAACTGGCCAATGATTTGATTTATATGGCTCTATTAATCGGACCATAGAACCATTAGGACTCATGCTTGGATCATACCTATCAGTAGTTTCCCAAAAAATTTTTTTACAGTTAGGACATTGTACTCTCATTATTACCTCCAAAAACTTTTAAGAAATCTTTTGTCTTATTTATGAGAGTTTCCTCGTTCATCGGGAATTCTTCCGCATTATCCACTTCAGGAATAGTGAACACCTTTCCTTTTGGCACTCCACCAAGAAATCTCTCACCCTCTTTCGCGTTATAACTTCGGAACGTGATAAACGCGCCTATCAATATTGATACCCATGACATGACGGATCCAACCCCTATTCCAATCAGAAAATCTCTCATATCGCCTCCTCTACTACATACATATTTTCTCTTGTAAAATCCATCCACATGCATTGCGATAATAGAGAGTGTATCAATCCTCCTATCGCATATACTGCTGGATCGTTCTGATGAAATTCCTTAAGTCTACTCTTCAGAATCTCATTTTTACCAAAATAAAATCTTGTCTTAGTAGGCATAATCACAGACCTCATAGACCTTGTGTAGTGGTCAAAGGCCTTTGGTTCATAGAAATCATTTGGCGGATTTATTAATATCGACTGTTTATCATTCTTTCCAAATGTCAATTTCTCATTAAACAGCGCTAATATCGTTATAAACCTTTCAGGATCTCCGAACCATGACGACAGCAAATTTGGGTGTATCCCAAACCCATATTCTAGTCTCATTGATACTATATTATCTAATAACGTCGGTACATCTAACGTCTCAAATTCCGCTAATAACTGAAATACTGAGTCTTCAGGTTTTCGATCTCCAGACTTTGGTCTGACAACACCAACAATCCCTATATATCCAGGTAATCCTTCTGTTTTATCACTGACCTCAGATGGCCATCCAATACATCCAAATAAGTCATAATAAGTCTGACCAGTCTCCTCATTCTCATACCAGAACGGATATGA